CCCGGCGCGCAATTTGCTTTGCCCATTTGGGGACTGCCCGTTGAAGACGGCTGGGCGGCGACGGTCGCTGTCGCGGCGCCGCGCGCGAAAAAGCGCCCTCGCGGGCGCTCCGGTCTCCCCTTTTCTGGCCGCGCAACCGCGCTTCAACCGACTGGTATTGCCCCGCCACCCTACCGCACTACCGCCCCACTTGCGAAAGCCCGCAGGTGAGGCGGCAGGGCAGCCGGGAACAAGGCTTAACCTGCCACCCCCGGCCCCGCCGCGCGGCGGCTCACTTCTGCGACTCCCACCAGGATGCGAGCGCGGGGGGTAGAACGTCTTCGGGATGCGGCTGCCAGGGACGACTGAACGGGTCTCGTGTCACTCCTCCCCAGGTTCTTTTCGCGAAGGCTTCCACTGTTCCGTTCAGGCAGGTCTTACCGTCTCGAATCGTCCGCATACGGGTCTTGGGAGCGACCCCATGGGCGATGAGATGGCGAGCAGCCTTGTAGACGCAGCCCGGCCCGGTGTGAACGACGCCGTCAGGAGTGCGGCACCGCTCCATGTAGGTTCCTGCATCGGGTCTGGCGGGAGATAGATGTTCTACCCGGACGATTTCGATTTTCATGCGCCCTGCTCCTGACGATCGATACCCTGCTGAATCTCGTGCAGCAAGAGGAAGATACGGCTGCACTCGGCCATGAGCGCCTGCTGGATCATGAAGAGCTCCACCGGATGGTTCGGCTCCTTGCTGTTCCAGTGATCGACGATCGCCTGGGTGACGGAGGCCACCTGCCTGGACGCCGGCGAGCCGAACCGATAGGCGCTGGGCTGCTCTCGCGTGGCCTTGGTCGCGATGATCGCCAGCCCACCGGATTTGGACATCGCGATGGGGAAATTCTTGCCTTGGGCACGGAGCTCTCGCAAGCGTTCGGCGAACATGATGCCGGACTTGATGAGGGTCTCGCGCACCTGCTGGATCGCGGCTTCTTGTTCGGTCATGATCAACCCCCTCTTTTCCACAAGTGATTCGGACACATTGCGGGTTCCTTGACTAGGTGGCCCCATTGCCACCCTGCAAACATAGCCTAAGACGCCGCAGCGAGCCATGCCCGATTGGCATGGCTGCCCTGCGTCAGCGGCGCATGCCGTGTGAAGTCAGCAGCGCCTCCACCTTGTTCAGAATGTCGCAGACGTGCGGCGCGAACAGGGTGTCGTAGTCGTCGGGAAACTCCAACATGACCTGGATGATCAGATCGGATTGCTGATCGAAGAATGCCTGCTCTTGCTCGGTGAGGTTCTCGACCACGTAGTCCCAGCCGGTCTGCGGACGAAAGCAGGAGTCTGCCCGACCGGATATATCGAACAGACGGCGGGCCAGGGGCGTGCTCACGGCTGGTTCCTCCACTCGTCACCCATGGACGTCACCGTGGTCTCCCAGAGGGTGTAGGCTGCGTCCAGCCGATTGTAGAGCGGCTCCGGATCATAGCCGGGCTTGATCTTGACGAAGTCTTCATGGTGCGGGTCGAGGGTGAGACTGCCATACTCGCTGCCCTGAAAGAAAACGTAGCAGAGTTCTTCGTTCTTGGTCTCGAGCAGGGCGCCGCAGAACTCGTAATCTTCGCGGCTGAAGGCCATGTGGTTGAGGATCCACTCCCAGACCACTGAGTCAGCCAGGGAGGCTTTGTCGTCACATGCCTGCGCCGCCAGCTCCGTGAGGTCGCCGTAGCTCCACTCCTCCCAGAAGTTCAGCAGGTCTTGGACCTTCTCCCAGAGCGGATCGTTGCTGTTATCGCTGAAGATGAATTCCGGCCCCTTGGCGGCGAGCTCGGTGCATTCGGCGAACGTCAACTGCCGCATGACGAACGCCCAGGCACGAGCGCCGTATTCGAGACCCTGGCCCGTGGGGGCCGCCTCAGCGACTTCGTGCTCGTAGAAACGCTTGGCGAGTTCGGCGATGTTCATGTCACGAATCCTTGGCATTGCGGATGACGGCGGCCGCCGCTTTGGAGGGGGCCATGCCTTTTTCAAAGGCGTCTCGGTAGTTCCAGTCGGGGAGGTCGTCGGCGTGGACGCCCACCTTGCGGATGATGGCGGCGTTCACCGCGCCTTTCCACTGAACCCAATTCAGCGAGTGCTTGCCCATGACTACTTGCTCCTTGCGCGGCCCTATTGCCACGCTGCACACTACCACGGGAGCACGCAAGGACCAATGCGCGCAACGCATGGCAGCCATGCGTCAGCGGCGGTAGGGAGCGATAGTTTCCAGGGGTGCCCGACGCATGTTGTTGACCCAGAGAGCGTCACTAGCCGCCCCCAGAACTACGGCCGCCGCCATGGCACCGAACTCGCGACGAGAGCGTTCGCGTCTCGCGTTCTCAAGAACGACTTCAGTGCTTTGGCACCATCGCAAATAGCTCTCGAGATTTTCGCGACGCGGCATTGTGGAGTATCGCGCCGTGCAAGAGTCCAGGAAATCTTGGGGTGCGGGAGGCGGCGCGGCCGTCGCGCAGCCTGCGAGCAAACACGCGAGTGCCAGGGGGGTGATTTTCACGTCAGATCTCCTCGCGGATATTGTTGAACGCGGAGAGGATGTCTTCGACGGAGCGGCCGCCCTGCCAGAGCTCCAGGTGGTGGAGATGGTCCAGGGTGTGTTGGATCGCATTGTCGCTCGGCCACGCCTTGTCACCCAGGGCGTCGTAGAGGGGCTTGACGTCGTGCGTGAACTCACGCATGTCGCGCAGCGCCTCGGTCAAGTCTGCGAGCGCCTTGTGGGCACGGGCGTAGATCGCACGCTTGCGGCCACGCTCTTTGCGGGGGAGCAGAAAGTCGGTCATGATATTCACCTTCAGTGGAGGATGGACAGGTTGTTGAGAGCGCCGATTCGGGCCGCGTAGACGCGATCCTTCTGGGCGTAGTGGACGATAGCGCGCTTCACTCCGCGCAGGGGGACGCGATCGAACGGGAGCTCGACGTTCACCAGGGTGCCGTCGGCGAGGCGCCCGTGGCAGTAGGAGACGTCCAGCCAGCCGTGGTCACCGATCAGCCGCAGCCGGGTGATGTAGAGGCCGGGCGTGGTCCAAGAGACCAGCGGGGCGCCCGCAAACTGATCGTGATAGTCGTGCCCGGACAGTCCGTGGTCACGTTGCAGATTGTTGATGTCGATCATGCCTCAGTCCTCCTTTTCCAGGTAGCCGGGGATCAGCGAGTTGTAGAGGGTCCAGCCGAGCCAGCGCCCGCCTGTGCGCGCCTTGATCTCATCCACGATAGCCTCCCACTTCATGCCGGTCACGGCCTCCGCGGTCTTGATGGCGTCGAGCACGACACGGTCGCAGCCCGCATACGCGATGGCGGCGCACTCGCTGGGCGCGTGGAACGCGCGGAGGTCTTCGGTGACATCGTAGCTCAACTGGATAGCCTTTTCGTTGGCCTGCCAGACGACGCTGAACACCTTGCCCAGATCGTGAATGCGCGGCTTGCGATAGGACAGGTTACGCATGACAGTTACTCCTTCGTGGCCCCATTGCCACGCTGCACACTACCACAAGAGCGCCCGGCGACCCGCGCAATGCGCGCATGGCTGCTATGCGCGGCGCGCAGGGCCTAGATCACGACATTCCAGATGTCTTCGAGGAACTCATCCACGCCAGGGGGGAGTGGACGCCAGAGCCCCCGATACAAAACATCCTTCTCGCGCCTGCGCTCACCGATCAGGACGTTGCCGAGGTCGTCTGCAGAGAGTTCCTCGAGGAACTTCCGCTGCTCGTCGGTGAGCGCCTCCCATTTTCGCCTCGCATACTCGCGTTCGCTGTGGGTCCACTGTGCGCCCATGTCATCTTCGAAGAGGGCGATGATGGTTCGAAGTCGCGGGCTCACGATGCATTCTCCTGCTTCTTGGGAACGGCGTTCTTGTAGATGGTGAGGATCCACGGGCGGGGCTTGTGGCCGAAGGGCTCTACGATCGCGCTGTAACCGTCGGCGTGGCACCAGCCGAAGTAATCCACGTAGTAGAACCCGGCCTTGCGGATCCAGGCGAGGGCGTCTTCGCGAAAACCGAAAGACCGGCGCTGCGCTTTCATGATCAGAACTCCTGGTTCGCGAGATCTGCCGAGCGCATGTTGTCGAGGACACGCTGCGCGCCGGGGCGAACGCAGACCCACACGGGCTTCATGATCGCATAGTGCGCCGCGCGGGGAATGTTGAGGTCGTCGAGCGCGATGCGGGCCGCGGTCGTGGGCGCCGTGAGGCTCTCGCTGAAATCGTGGACGGCCCGCGCATAGGCGGCACGGGCGGCATGGAACGCGCGCTTGAAAGTCATGATGACGATATACTCCTTCGTAGCCCCATTGCCACGCTGCTAACTTGCCACTAAGACCGGCCTATTGCAAGGCATAGCAGCCATGCACGCGGCGCAGGGCTCAAGCGGCTCAATACAGGGTGCTTGCGCGATCGTTGGACGACGTGGCATGCTTGTTCGATGTTCACAAAGGACGAAGCCCGCTTCTACCGATCTGTTCGCCGTGCTGGGCGCGCAGCGGGACTCCTTGTGAATCGCATCGAGAACTCGGTGGAGTCCGGCTGGCCTGACGTGGTCATGCGGGGGGAGGGAAATCTCCACATCTACACCGAGTTGAAGATCGCCAAGGGATACAAAGCGAAGATAGAAGTCCGCCCGGAGCAGATAAATTGGGCGGAAGAACACGCTAAGATCCACGGCATCGTTCACACGTTGGCTCTGTGCGAGATAGATCCAGCGTTCTTCTGGGTGATTCCACCCTCTCGATTTCGCCGAGCGTCCAAAGAGGGCTGCCTGGACGAGGAGTGCTACCCGATCAGGGCGCTGCCCGGCGTCATCCTCAAGTGGACCGGAGTCTATGTCAACTTACAATCGGCGAATCCCCCATTTGTTGAAGAGCGATCCCGAATGGCCAAAGCGAAGAGCCGCGTGTTTATCTCGCGAGCCGCTTTGCAGACATTGCGCCGAGCTGGGATACGTCACTCCCGCAACAACCGTGGACCACATAATCCCGAGAGCCCGTGGGGGGACTAGCGATGACGACAATCTGCAGCCGCTCTGCAACACCTGTCACGATGCGAAAACGGGGCGCGAAAAGCATGGCGGTCTAGACGATCGAGTCCCGGTCAAGCCGGGCAACACCGTGAGGAACTATGGCTCTTCTCCGCGCGCCAAGTTCTTGAACCGAGGATACCATGAAGAGAAGTGAGCAGACAGGCAAGAAGTCCCCTAGGAAAGGCACGCTGATACGGACCTCGCAGTCCGGCGTCGCGGCGTTCCAAATACCGGCGCTGGACCGCTTTCCCCCGCCCGAATTTCTGAACGAGATGCAGAAGAACCTGTGGGTGGCGTCCCTCTCAGACACACCCCTGGAGTTCTTCCGGGCTCGGCATATCCCCATGATGATCCAGTATGTCCGGGCCGTGTCGCTGATGATGATATACAGCGATGCGGCCGAAGCAGACCCGGACGATGCGATCTCGATCGCTGCCTGGGATCGCATGATGCGTATCTCGATCAGGCTGGAGAACCAACTGAGTCTCAACACGGGTCGCTTGATCGACACGGTCGTGCGGGCGCGCTCGGAATTCCGCGCTGCTCAGCAGGGCAAGGTGGCGAGCGAAGCGGGCGTGGCGGCGAGCTCGGGCAGGAAGGGGCTGGTCTATGTCGGCAACGACGATTAAGCGCACGAAGAAGCCCGACCGGGCGTTTCTTCCCTCCACCAAGCGCCCGGTGGAGTCAGACCTGGGCGCTGTCTTGGGATCAGCCATCAAGGCAGTAGAGACCGGTGTCGTCGAGAAGCGGAAGGTGCCCGCGCAGGTGAAGAAGCCGCGCGTGGAGCCGAAAATGCCGATCGAAGAGCAGATGATTGCGTTCATCGAGACGCTCAAGGTTCCCGACGGTCCTGATGCAGGGAGCCTGATCGCGCTGCGGGACTGGCAGAAATTCATGATTCGCGGCGTCTACGGCCCCAAGCGCGAGAACGACAAGGGTGAAGTAATCCGCGCTGTTCGGCAGGCTATCTGGACGATGGCCCGCAAGAATGGCAAGACCTCGTTGGCCGGGGGGTTGATCCTCGGACATCTGACTGGCCCCTGCGCCATCTGGAACGGTCAGCTCTTCAGCGTGGCGTTCGAAGTCGGTCAGGCCGCGCTGGCGTTCCGTGTTCTACAGAGTATGGTCCTGCAGGATCCAGATCTCGCAGGTCGTATCCTGCTGACAGAGTCCAGCAAGCGTGCGACGTGCCAGATGTCCAATAGCGTGTTCCGTGCCCTGTCGAGTGAGTCCCGCTCCAAGCACGGCTTGAACCCGAACTTCGTTCTGTTCGACGAATTCTCACAGTTCGGCACCGATCGCGCGCTGTTCGACGTCATGACCACGTCCATGGGCGCGCAGAAGGAGCCGCTGTCTCTGATCATCAGCACCCAGGCTCCCGACGATTCGGCGGTGCTGAGCGAGCAGATTGACTACGGTCGGCAGATTATCCGCAAGGAGGTCGAGGACCCGACTTTTCACCTGACGGAGTATTCCACGCCGCCCGAGGCCGATCCGTTCGACGAGAAGAATTGGAGACTGGCGAATCCCGCGCTCGGAGACTTCCGCAGCCTCGATGAGATGAGGCTGTATGCGTCTCGAGCTCGCCGCCTGCCTGCGATGATGAACTCGTTCCGTAACCTGTATCTGAATCAACGAGTTGCCCAGAAAGCGACGTTTGTCGACGAAGTCACCTGGGCGCGGTGCGTCGGCGATATCGACTATGACGCGCTCGAGGGTCGTTCCTGCACGGCGGGCCTGGATTTGTCGTCCAAGGTGGACTTGACCTCATTGGTCTTGGCCTTTGACGATCCGCCTTACGAGATCGTGCCATTCTTTTGGACGCCCAAGAACACGCTGGAGGAGCGAACCAAGCGTGATCGCGTGCCCTACGAACGATGGGTGGAGACGGGGCACATGGAGGCTGTCCCTGGAAACTCCATCGACTTCCGGTTCGTCACGCAGCGCATCGCGGAGCTCAGCGCGCTCTACAATATCCGGGTCATTGGGTTTGACCGCTGGCGGGTGGACGTGCTGAAGACGTGGTTTGACGAATACGGGGTGGACATTCCCATGGTGCCCATCGGCCAGGGCTACAAGGACGGAACGCTCATGGTGGAGGCGATCGAGAACGCCTTGCTGAATGTCACTGTGATGCACGACAACCACCCCGTCCTCAAATGGAACGCGATGAATGTCCAGGTGACATCTGACCCCGCTGGAAACCGGAAGTTCGACAAGTCTAGCCGCACCGCCCGCATTGACGGATTTGTGGCGATGGCTATGTCGATCCGGGTAAAAGAGATGGTGGAAGATGGCGGTTCGGAAAGCCCCATCATCGTATTTTAGGGGTTGCATCGTCTCGGAGAACAGTGTTACCATGGCTCCGCCATGAAAATCCAGCATCTGTTCGCCACTGCCGAGCCTTCCGACCCGTTCACCTTCGTCGTTTCGACGGAGGGAATGAACCGGAAGGGTTTCCGCATTCGGCAGGACGCCTGGAACCTGACGCATTTCCTGCAGAACCCCATCGCGCTGTGGATGCACGACAACACGGCGCCGATCGGGACCTGGGAGAATGTCAAGGTCCAGGGGGGCCGCTTGATGGCCACCCTGAAGCTCGCCGCCCCCGGAACCAGCGCCTTCATCGACGGCATCCGCGGCCTCATCGAGCAAGGCATCCTCAAGGCCACCAGCGTCGGCTTCCGCACATTGGAAGTCCTCGAGGACAAGAAAACGAAGGAGCTCACGGTCACCAAGGCCGAGCTCCGCGAGATCAGCATTGTGACGGTGCCCGCCGATCCGGGCGCGTTGCGTGCGATGCAGACCCTCTCCGATGATGTGCGAGACCGCATTCTGAATCGGAAGGCCCCGAGCGGCAAGACTGCCGACCCCCCTTCATCCAAGAGGAATACCACCATGTCGCTCGCGGAACGCATCCGGGCGCTCGATGCCGAACTGAACGAGAAGAAGACGCGCCTGACGGCGCTGACCGAGCAGGAGGAGCTCTCCGACGACGAGAGCACCGAACTCGACACGCTGGCCGAGCAGGCCGAGGAGCTGGGCAAGCGGATCACCTCGCTGCGGCGCGCCGAGGCGGCCCTGGCGGCGAATGCCAAGTCGACCAAGAAGGACGGCACCACCTACGCCTCGCCGAAGCGCGAGCGGCAGAAGGCCGAACTCCTGTTCCGCGGCGCGTTCGTGCTCGCCAAGTCGCACGTGACCAACCGGCCGATCAACGACATCATCCTGAACGACTTCGGCGGCGACAAGGAGCTCGAGGTCATGACCCTCGCGGCCTCCAACCCGGCGATGACGAACGTCGTCGGCTGGGCGGCCGAGCTCATCGACACGCAGATGGGTGAGTTCCTCGACCTGCTCGCGCCGGAGTCCGTGTTCGCCCGTCTGGCCGGGCTGCGCGTCACGTTCGACCGCAACGGGGGCGTGAAGCTCCCGGGTCGCTCGACGCGCTCCCTGGGGGGTTCGTTCACCGGCGAGGGTGCGCCCATCCCCGTCCGGCAGGCGCAGCTCACCTCCGTCCTCCTGTCGCCGTTCAAGGCCACCGTGATCACCACGATGACCCGCGAGCTCGCGCAGCGCTCGGCCCCGGCGGCCGAACCGCTGTTCCGGCAGATGATGATCGAGGACACGGCGATCACGATCGACGGCGCCTTCCTGGATTCGGGCGCGGCGAGCGCGGTGCGTCCGGCCGGTCTGCAGACGCTCGGCACCGGCACCGCCTCGGCGGGAGCCACGGTGGCGAACATCATGGCCGACCTGCGCGGCATGGCGGAGGGCATCATCAGCGCGCAGGCGGGCCGTCGGCCGGTCTGGGTGATGAATGACATCCGTCGCCTCGGCCTGATGACGGCGCTGTCCACCACCGAGGACACGCGGCCCTTCGCGGACGAGATCCGTGCGGGTTCGCTGCTCGGCTACGGGATCGTCACGTCCATCAACGTGCCGTCCGGCGTCGTGTTCCTGGTGGACCAGGCCGAGCTCGCCCAGGGCTACGGCGACAGCCCGGCGATCGACATGTCCAATCAGGCCACGCTGCACATGGAGGACACGAACCCGCTGGCGCTGGCGACCGGCACGCAGGGCTCGGGCGTCGTCGCGACCCCCATGCGCTCCATGTTCCAGACGGACAGCCTCGCGCTCCGGCTGGTCTGGGACGTGTCGTGGGTCATGCGTCGCGCGGGCGCCTGCCAGTTCCGCACCGGCGTCGCGTGGTGATTTGAGCGAGGGGGGATTTCGGTCCCCCCTCGCTCTCCCGTTTCAGCCCTGGAGAAATCGACATGTCGTTGACGCCCCTCACCCCTGCCGAAGTCGGAGGCGCGCTCGACGAGGGCGAGATCCGCGCGCTGCACACAAGCGGCCCCAAGATCGGCATGGTGCTGGTCTACAAGAAGAACAACCCCGAGCTCCTGGTCGCGCAGGACGCAGGGGAAATCATCGTCGACGGCCCCCGGCTGGAAGCGCCGCTGACACTGCCCCCGACGAACACCGCACCCCCGACCGTCAGTGGCACTCCCACCGTCGGTCAGACGCTGACCGCCACGAACGGCACCTGGACCGGCAGCCCGACGTTCACGCGTCAGTGGCTCGCCAACGATGTGCCGATCGCGGGCGCCACGAACACGACGCTGTCTCTGGCCGCAGGCCACGAAGGTGCGACCATCAAGGTCCGCATCACCGGAACCAATGCCGGGGGTGTCGTCGAAGCGACCTCTGCCGCCGTCGGCCCCGTCGCGCCCGCCGCCTGATCATGGAGCTGGCACCCCTCCAGGTCCGCGCGGAAAGCGATCCAGGAAGCGCACTCCTGGTTCGTCTTTTTGCGACTGGAGGGCTGCCGGGGACAACCCAGGTCAAGATCACCTGGGGGGACTATACGGAGTCGTGGATCGACGCCTGGGAAGACTTCTACAGCCACATCTACGGCCAGACCGGCGATTATCTGGTCCGGCTCACTACGGACAAAGGCCAGCAATGGATCGCGCTGGTGACCGTGACAGGTGTGGGCGGGGTGCTTCCCATCCGCGAAAACCCGGAAATTCCGGTTGAGGAAGAAGTATCGTGAGTCTCCTGACCTCGTTCTTCGGCCGCTATTTCCCCAGCCGCACCGACTGGAAGCCGCCTTCGTTCTGGCCGGTGACTTGGTGGCAGCAGGGGTATCGCCAGCCGATCTCGGATCGCAACGCAGCCGTGGAAGCCTGCGTCGGCGCGATTTCGCAGACAATCGCCATGCTGCCGATCGACCACTGGCGCGAAGACGCGAAGGGCGGGGCCGTCAAAGTTCGGAACTCGGCCGCGCATCGAGTGCTGCGCCGTCCGAACTCCTACCAGAGCAAGACGGACTTCTTCCTGAACCTGATTCGCGCTGAGCTCTTCCAGGGAAACGGTTACGCGCTCGCCCAGCGGAACGGCAGGGGGGAGATTTCGGCGCTGCATCCCGTTCAGCCCCCCTCGCTGTATCCGTTCATTAGCGAAGAGGATGGCAGCATCTTCTACCAGTTCTCCCAGACGCCGATTGGTCAGTCATTCGACCCCGTTCTGGCAGACCTGTTTCGCGCGGAGGACGTGTTTCACGTTCGCATGCACACCCCCGCTCACCCGCTGGTCGGTGAGAGCCCGATCATGGCGGCGGCACTCGCCGTGGAGGCAGGCAACGCGATCCAGGCTGCGAATACGGCGTTTCACAAGAACATGGCGCGGCCCAGCGGATACCTGAAGGTGCCCGGGACGCTCAAGGCTGACGTCGCTGAGACGCTGCGCGGCGAGTGGACCGCGGCCTATCAGGGAGTGAGTGCCGGACGCGTCGCCGTTCTGCAGGGTGGCGTGGAGTGGCAGGCCCTCTCGATGAATGCCGTGGATGCGGCCCTCATCGAGTCCTACAAGATGACCATCGCGGATATCGCGCGGGTGTTTCGCGTGCCGCTGGCCATCATCGGGGACAATACGTCCACCTACAACAACACCGAAGTTCTGATGAAGTTCTGGCTCAACACGGGCCTGGGCTTCATGCTGGAGCATATCGAGCTCGCGCTGGACAATCTGTTCGGCCTTCCCAACACCGAAGGGAATGTCGAGTGGATCCAGTTCGACACCGACTATCTGCAGCGTGCGGATTTCGCGGCGCGCATCGAAGGTCTGGTGCGGGGTATCCAGGGGGGTCTGTATGCCCCCAACGAAGCGCGCGCTCGCGAGGGTCTGCCTCAGGTGGCGTTCGGCGACGAGCCTCGTGTTCAAGCCCAGGTGGTTCCGCTTTCCTTCGCTTCTCAGAAGCCCGGCGAGTCCAGCCCCACCAGCCCGTCTGCTCCGGTTCCGAAACCGCCCGGTGAGAACCCGCCACCCGACAACGAGGAGCAGCCAGAGGAGGATGCGAGCCTGAGCGCACCCCCTGATGTCTGGGTTGCCCGCTACGAGGAGCTCGCGCTGTGAACCTGGACACGATCCTCCTCGGCATCAAGGCGATCATTGAGCCGAAGCTCGCGGCCCAGACTGCGATCATCGAGCAGATGAAGCTCCAGGCGGATGCGTTCTGCGCGCGGCTGGACGAGCAGATGAACACCATCCGCGAACTTCGGCAGGAACTGGCCGCCGCCAGGGGGGAAATTCCGACCCTGATTACCCAGACCGTTTCAGGCTTCGCTACCCAGGGTTCGGTCGAAAGCCTGAACATTGCGGTTACCGATCTGCAGACCTACACCAAGCAGATCGACGAGTCCACCATCGGCCCCGAGCGGCTGGCCGGGGAGCTCAGCTCCGTGCGGTCTGAGATCGAAGCCCTGGGTGCGAAGTTCTCCGACCTCCAGGGATATGTCAAGGAGATTGACGAGGCTGGCATCAATCAGACTCGCCTGGGCATTGAGCGGGACAACATTCTCGGAGTCGTCGACCAGAAGCTCTCCAGCCTGGGTTCCGAGAAGATCGATCAATTCATCGCATCCGGCACCAACGAGCTCGCGGACATGCTCAAAACCGTGGAGAAATCCGCGCTCGCTGTCAGCGAGGCGATCACCAGCGCCCGCCAGGACGTCAGCAACCTGACGTCGGCCACGGCCGATGAAGTGAACCGTCGACTTGACGAGGCTCGTGCCAAGGTCGACGAGAGACTGGCTTCCCTGAAGGATGGGCGGGATGGCGCGGAAGGTCCCCCCGGTCCACAGGGCGAGCCGGGACCGGCGGGGCCTCCGGGTGCTCCTGGGCCTGAGGGTCCCGTCGGTCCGCAGGGTGCCGCTGGTGAGCCCGGCCCCATGGGGCAACCCGGCCCGCAGGGTCAAGCGGGTCAACCGGGGCAGCTCACCAATGTCGTGACCATCAGGAACGGCGTTGATTACGGGGAGCACACGCTCGGCTACTGGCGCGGCGGTCTGTGGCTCGCGACCAAAGACGTTCGCCAGCCGCCCGGTGAAGACCTGTCCTGGAAACTTGTGGTCAACGGACTGGACCCGCAGAGTTTCTGCATGGACTATTCCCAGGACGGCGAGACGGGCACGTTCGAATTCGCCCTCAGCGACGGAACCAAGAAGTCGTTCCAGGCGTGCTTCTCCCCCGTGCGTCACCTGGGGGCGTGGGAGACCGATATCGAATACAGCCTCAACGACGAGGTCGCGTTCAACGGCTGCACCTGGAGGGCCTTGCGTCCGACAACGAGCCAGCCTCCGAGTGAGGACTGGAGACTCGTGTCACAGCGCGGCAAGTCCGGGCCGAGGGGGGAATCTGGTCCTTCGGGGCCGCCCGGCTCTGCTGGCCCTCCGGGTGCGGGCATCGAGAAGGTGGAGTTCGTCGATGGCGGGTTCCTGATCACGCTGACGGACGGCAGCACGATCGCTGCTCCGGTGGAGGCCCCCCATGAGTGAGTCGACTGCTCGTTCGCAGGTGCGCTACTCCGAGAAGACGGACAACGACCCGGCGGCTCCGCTGATTTCGGTGAGCGATATCAAGCTCTTCTTCAACATTCAGGACACCACCCTGGATGCCCAGCTCACCCTGGCGACGGAGATCGTGAGCGCCGTTATCCGCTCTTACACGGGCCGAAACTTGACCTACGGACAATACACCGAGGTCTTCACCGACGTGTTCGAGCCGAAGGTCGAGCGGTATCTCGTCGAGACCCCCGTGGTGAATTACGCCCCGACGAACATCGGGGCGCTGCTGAACAAGAACACTGGACGAGTCGTCCTCACCGGCGGACCGAGCCACACCGTCATGTATCAAGGCGGCTACCAGACGCTGCCTGCTGACCTGTCCGCTGTCTGCATGGAGCTTGTGCGTCAGCAGATGGCCGCCTGGGGTGTTGAAGAGCTCGGCTCCACCCGCCCGGCGAATGTTCCCCAGGAGAAAGCCGTCTGGCTGGGAACGCTCAAGGTGGAATACGCCGTCAACGCGACTTCGGCTCAGGCCAAGGCTTCCGGCGCAGGGGGGTTTTCTGAAGCCGCCCTCGCGCCCTATCTGCCGGTCCTCGAGAAGTATCGCTCGCATCGTGCGCTGGTGGCCACATGAAATCCGCCATCGACAGGGTGATCCAGAAATACGGCGAACCCGTGGAGCTCACGCTCCAGGGCGAGTCCACGCTGTATTTCTCGGCGTGTGTCCAGCTCCCGGTTTCCGATGCGCTGGTCAACGATTTCGACATCACAGGATTCGTTGTCTACATGCGCGTGCAAGATTCCCCCCGCAAGCCTTCGAAGTTCGACCGCATGAAAGTTCGCGGCGAGATTCGTGGCATCGAGGAAGTTCAGGAAGAGCGGCTGGCCGGAGAGCTCGTCGTTTATGTAGTGAGGACACGCGGATGAGCAGCATCGCCGTTCGAGAAGCTCTCCGCGCAGCGTGGCCAATCGTCACACCGACGCTGCCCTATGTCGAGACGATCAACACCCTGGTCGACCCGGCGCTGACGGATGCTCGGATCTGGGGCACTTTCGTTTTTGAGTCCATCGCACGTGATCCGCAGACCATGGGTTCGCGGCCTTGGATCGAGGAGCAGGGCGTCGCGTCGGTGATGCTTCTTTCTTATGCTGGCGTCGGCGACGATGAAGTCGCTGCGGCTGCAGACCTCGTTGTCCGCGGTTGGACCGAATGGATCAACGGCACCAAGGACATCTGGATCCAGTCGGTGGACCCTCCGCGGGCACCGGACACGGAGGCCGTCGGCGATGTCTATCGCCTGATGGTCAATCTCAACTACCGCTACCAGACCAGAGGAGGGTCATAAGACTATGGCACGCGAATCGACCATCGGGTCCGTTTTCCACCTGGAGACTGCGCCCCCCGTCGCGACCAGTCCGCTGACGGCCGCGACCGTGGCTGCCAAGGCGGAGATCACCGCGACCCATGCGCTCGCCGTCGGGGATTTCGTGGTCATCGAAGGAACGGGCATGCGCGCGTTGGATCGTATGACGGCTCACCGTGTCAGCGCGGTGACCGGCACGACTGCATTCATCGTCGACACCGATACGAGCGAGGAAGCGGCGGCCGCGACGACCGGCAAGTTCCGCAAGATCGCCCTGATCGAGACCTGCTTCGCCGAGTTCGGCAACGAAGCGAGCACGCCGGGCGAGATCGACGTCACCACGATGTGCGATCTCGAGCGCCGCAATGTCCCGGGTCTGAGCAGCCCCGGCAGCGCGACCTTCGGTGGTCCGCTGGACCTGACCGACGCTGGGCAGAAGGAGCTGATCGCTGCCCAGAAGGATGCGAAGACCCGCAACCTGATCTGGGTGACGCGCGGCGGCCAGACCGGCATCATGGCGGGTGTCGTGTCCTCGTTCTCAGCCGCGCCGGGCGGCGTGGAGCAGGCCGTGTCGTTCAACGGCTCCTTCCAGATCAAGGAAGCGCCCGTCTATCTCGAACCGCTGGCCTGAGGCGTTCGCCATGTTGAAGATCCAGGAGCTCAACATCGACGACGAGAAGTTTCGGCTGCGTGAGCCGAGGCTGTCCGACTATCTGCGGGCGAAGAAGGCGCCCGCAGACGAGTTCGTGTTCACCATGCTGGCGGGCATGTTGCTCGATGACAAGGACAAAGAGGTCGGGGAAGCCTTCGTGCAGAATCTGCCGCTGCGCGTTTTCGACGTCCTGTCCGAAGCCGTGACCGAACTCAGCGCCCCGCGCAAGGCGGCGACCCCTTTGGACCCGAGCAGCGATGGCTCCACCGCCTCGCCCTCGCCATCGGTGGAACAACCGTCGAGGAGCTGACCGACCGCCTGTCGCTTCAGGAGTTCTACGACTGGCAGGAGTTTTCGATGCTGGAGCCGTTTTTGTCCGAGAGGGTCGATATCGCGGGGGCGCTGATCACCTCCACGATCGCGAATGTCAATCGGGCCAAGGCAGCCAAGGCTTTCAGCCTCGAGGAGTTCCTGGTGGTTCGTAACATGCTGAAGTCAGAGGAGGTCAAGAGTGCGACGCCCGAGCAGCGAGAGGCGCTGCACTTGAAGACCTTTATCCTCTCGATGGGGGGCCGAGTTCAGTGACGCTACCGTTCACCAGCAATGCGACTATCCTCGGTCGCCGAGAGTTCATCCAGGCTCTCGGCAACCTACCCGGTCGCGTGGCCAAGAAAGTCATGGACGAGTGGACCTATCGGCAGGCGCAGAACATGGCGCGGGCGGCTCGTGCCTCCGCCCCTCGTGATCAGCGCTCCCCCCGCAAAAAGCCGGAGTCCCTTCGTCTGTGGCGGCAGATTCGGGCGTCCCGAGTTCGTAACTTGAAGAAGTTCAGGGGTTCAGTGTCACGCTCCATAGTCTACGGCGCAGTTTCCGGGGGGCGCGTTTCTTCCAGGCTGAACGCCGCTCGGTTGAAGCGTCAGGCTCGCGGGGGCGCGCGTCGCAGTAAGCCTCGGGCGCAGACAGTCGCCCTGCCGCGTGGCTACCACTTCAACATCGTGGCCAGCACTACAGCGAACCGACGCAAGACGAAAGCGGGCTACAATCGCGGAACGATGTGGACGCACACGGCGAACACGAAGTTCTGGCAGCGCGTTTCTGCTCAGGCGTTGCGGAACGCTCAGGGTGAAATAGGCGCATCGCTTCGCAACGCCTATGACGACGCCATTCAGCGCGAGATCAACCGTCTTACGAAAAGGTATGTGTGATGGCGACCGCTGAACTTGTCATCGCATTCGACGCTCGGGCAGACAAACTTGAGGCCTCCCTCAAGAGAGTCACGACGAAGCTCAACGAGCTCGAGAACGTCGTAGGGCGGACTGGCTCGCAGATTGAACAGAATACGGGCCTCATGGCTCGCGCGTTCGATCGCGCGACGACCAACCTGACTCGCTTTGCGATCGCCTACGCGGGACTTCGGGGCGCGCAAGTTATCACGGATATCGCTGTCAAGGTAGACGACCTGAACCAGTCGCTGTTGAGGCTTCAGGTCCTTACGAACAGCTCTGTCGGAGAGGCGGCGAGCCAGTTCAGTCGTCTGGCGGCGGTGGCCAGCACGACAGGTCAGCCAATCAGTGCGGTCACAGATCAGTTCACGCGCTTTTTCAATGCTACGACTTCCCTGGGCGCCAGCCGTCGAGAAGTCGAACAGTTTGTCAAGGTTCTAGGTGACTTCGGTCGTGTCTCGACCGGCGGCCCTCAAGAAATCGGCGCGGCTATCACCCAGCTCGCTCAGGGCCTTGCCTCTGGTCGTCTGCAGGGCGACGAGCTCAAGTCGATCATGGAGAACATGCCTGTCCTTGCACAGGCGATCGCTCGAGAACTCGGCGTCAGCCAAGGCGAGCTCCGTAAGATGGGCGAGGAAGGTCGCCTTGTCGCAGAGAACGTATTCCCGGCTATTGTTCGCGCTGGTGCGGATCTGGCTTCTCGCTTGGAGGGTGTCCCCCTTTCGCTTCGGCAGTCGTTTCAGACTTTCGCCAATGCAGGCCTCGTCGCGGTGGCGCGACTGGATGCTGCGATCGGGGCCTCTGAATTCTTGGCAGGTATTTTCCGGGGGGCTGCTTCCGGACTTGACAGGACTAGTCGTCGTGCGCTAGGAACAGGCGTAGAGGTTCCGGCGGAGCTTCGGCTGCAGAACCTGAACGAGGAAGCAACCGCGACTGTTCGCAGGTTGAACGAGATTGATTCACAGCTCCGCCGGACGGAGCAGGTGACGATCGAGCAGGCGCAAAGATTCGCCAATATTCGCAACGAAGCCGCTCGCCAGCGCGCTATCGAAGCCAATGTGGCACAGCGAACGGGTGTGGACGTCGCTCGCCTCAACGCCGAGAAGGCTGAGCTTGAGGCTCGATATTCTCAGCAGCGCGGCGTGATCCGCAACGCAGAACAGCAGCTCGCCGAAGAGCAGCGAATTGCGGCCGAGCAGCGTCAGCGTGAGGGTCGTGATCAGCGCATCGGCGAGGCGGATGCTCGTGCGCGGGCGATCGCCGAGCAGGCTAATCCCCTGGCCCGCGCTATCCGGCAGCGCGATGATAGGCTGCGCGATCTTGAAACCACCCTGGCTGATCGTCGAGCTCGCGATGTGGACGGTCGCAATGCTGCTGAGATCGCCCGTTTCGAGGCTCAACAGCGTGCCGCTATCGCCGCGATCTACAGGCGCGCCGAGGAGACGGCCGGGGCGGAGGGCCGTGCCGATGCCCAGCGCGCCCAGCGCGCTCAGGAGCGTCAAGATAGGGAGGATCGCGAGCGGGCGCTGCGGGAAGCCCGTGAACGTCGCACGGCGCTGGAGGTGATCCGGGGGGCTGACCGCGGCACGACTCGAGATATCGACAATATCCTCGAGCGTCTGACCAGCCCGGCTGTCGGTTCTACGGTAGGTAGTCCTATTCAGGTCGCGCTCCAACAGGGCATCCAACTCCAGGAGATTTTCGGCGCACTCGAGACGCAGGTCACTGCGACGGGCACGGCTGTTCAGCGTGCGGGCGGCGATATGTCTGTCGTTCTTGACGCAGCTCGTCGAAATGCTGAAGCCCTACGGGATGCGCTGATCGACGAACGGCCGCAGGACGCGGGCATCATCGGCGAAAGGACCCAGGAGTCCATCGCCCGCATGGAGCAGAGCCTCAACCGGGTGGCTTCCAAGGCAAAAGATACCTGGAATGCGATCGGTGCTCAGGGCGCCCAGGCGTTTTCCCAGGATCTGGCAGGCGGCATCATTGACTTCGTCGACACGGGCATCCAGAAGTTCGATGAGCTCGCTGCGAATTTCTTGAAGAACATCGCCAAGATGATTTTGCAGATGATGATCCTGAATGGATTGAAGGCGGGCCTTGGCCCCGGAGGTCTCGGGCTGCTGACTTTCCGCGCAAACGGGGGACCAGTCAGTAGCGGCTCCCCCTACGTTATCGGTGAGCGTGGCCCGGAGCTCTTCGTTCCGACGGGCTCCGGCTACATTGTCCCCAATCACTCGATGCCCAGCGTGGCCGGGAGCGGAGGGGGGACGACCGTCAACGTCTACAATCAGGCTTCTGGAACCACGACCCGCCAGCAGGAGCGGAACAACGGTCTCGGCGGCAAGGAAATCGATATCTACATCGAACAGATTGTCCAGCGCGGTATCTCCAGCGGAAGGTTCGACGCCGCCATGGGTCAATCGTTCGGTGCTTCGCGCGCAGGGAGAATTTGATGTCCGGCTCCTATCCCATCTGGCCGTTCTCGTGTCCTCGGGCGTGGGTCCGCAACCCCAAGCCGTCACTCATTCGCAGCAACGTCGAGGATGGATATCCGAAGGTCCGTCGGCGGTTCACGAAAGCCTGGGATGAGTATCAGGCTCAGTGGATGATGGACTGGCTGGATGAGCCGAACGTCATGGCATTCTTCACCCAGGACTGCCAAGACGGCGCCAGCCCGTTCTACATCGACGACCCCTACACCCATCAACAGATCTTGGTGCGGTGGAAAGAGCCCCCCACGATTTCAGGCAGCGCGGATACGAAGCCTGTGATCCAGGTCAGTGGCACGCTCGAGAGGGTGTTTTCCTGATGCCCCGCCAGCTCACCCTAGCGGCCGTCCGAGAAGCGCAGAAAGAGCACGGGCAAGATCCGTTCCTGGTCTTGCTGACCATTGAAGTGGACTCGCCCGGTGAGTGGGTCCGCGTGGTCAACAATACCGAGAACATCGTGTCCAGAGGGGACACGTTCATCGGCTGCCCTTTTCAGATCGCGCTTCCTGATGTCAACGACTACATGACAGCGGACGCCACGCTGACCATCGACAACGTGGACCCTCGCATC